CATCGGTAAACTCTCCACCAATGTTTGCTTCTTCGGGTTTGCTATCAGACACTGCTAAAACACTTTCTGCTTCTACCATGCGCACTTCAAATTCTCCAGTGTCGTCCTCTAAAGCAATTCCTCTAGTCCAGCGGCCGTGTTCTACAAGAATCCAATCTCCTACATCATATGAATCCTTGTTATCAGGACCTTTATGATAAACTTTACCCCAGCGAGGATAGATACCTCTGGTTTTGCCGTCGTCACTGGTTAACACAATTCCTCCAGAAGTCTTTTGCTCGCCGAAATTCATATCAGTAACCAAGACTCTGTTGCCTATGGCTTTTAACTTCTTAACTGAAATTTTGTTTATATTCAAAGTCATGATTCACCTTTTTTTACAAAGTTTCCATCGTCGTCTTCTATCCATTGGTCTTCCGGATCCACCCAGTCGTTTGTTAAGTCTTTTCCTGCTAAAGTTGAATGCGACTTGTTTACAGGATTTACATCAGGCATTTTGTTTGAATCTTCGTAGTAATCTTTTAATACTTCTTCTCTTTTGCGAATAATTTTTCCGCCTGGCCCTAATTCGTCGCCGCGAGCGTTTACTCGAGCATTTCCTACTGCAGGAGTAAGTTCATTTCTTTGACGCAACAAATCCATGTCTATGGTTTTGCCCTGCATGCTTTTGTAAACTTTGCGTCCGGTTTGTTTCATTGGCATAACAATATCTCCTATTATGTGCGTATATTTATCGCAGGAACTCTTGCCAGTCTAGATTATATTGGATTGAATTAATTCTATGCACACCTATCAAGTACAGTACATAGCTTGCCACCGAGCTTCCGCGACCTACACCCCACACAATTCCATTCTCACGCATGTAGTCCACGAGATAGATCATGTAGCGCAATAAATTATCCATGCCTCGCACTTTAAACTGTGCAAGTTCTTCCTCAACTCTTTCTAGCTCTGCTAAATCATCACCTGCCTTGTTCATGACATAATCATAAACATTCAGCGTTTTGTATTCATCGGGCATAAACCATTCACTTTGACATACACCGTCAAAAGTCTTTTGATCAACATCCAGCGGAATATACTTTTGCAGTGGGTCCATGCCTTGCTCTTCCATGGCGGCATTAAAACGATCTACATCGTCGTTTGCATCACACAACACCACATGGACCTTATCCGCATGACCCGAATAGATCATATCGATAAGATCGCGATTAGAGAATCGTGGAATACCTAGTTCATCTGTTTTCATAAGCATACAGTTATACTAACTGATATTGATTAAATTGTCAAGATCGTCATCGTTGTTTTGTTGTTGTTTGAGTTGTTCTTTTGCACGACGACATCTTAACTCTTCTTTGTACATATCTAAAATTGCAGAAATTTGCGAATGTACTTGTGGATTTTTACTCATGAAGAATTTCTTTGAAAGATCATTTATTTTCGTTTCTAATTCTGCGTCAGACAAACTTTCAATTTTATCAACCAAAGGATTAAACATTAGTCAAAAACACCATGATACAATCCATACACAGTGATGCCAGAATCAGAAGTCCAAAAGTCTACAATCACAGGGTTAGTCACATTTGAGCTGGTTAAAGTAAACGGATCAGGCCAAGAGCTGTTAGTTTTTAGACTGCCGCCACCGCCTACGCTCCATGTGATCGTTCTGTCAGATCCAGGCGAAGCAATTGTACCGTCTTTTGTGATAACTAGTCTAATTCTTCCCATCAAACCGCTTTCTGGCCAATCGGTTAATGTAAGGGTCAAATCGTTGCCTATCTGAATTGTTTGATAATGTCCAGCAGAAAAACTAATATTTTGACTGGCAGTCACATTGCCATTTGATCTAACTTCTTCAGTGGTGGCAATAAAATTAGCTTCTTGAATATTATTACCGTTAAAATCGTTGTTCTCATTTAATTTTGCGGTATTATTTTGAAGTTCGGTAATTTCAGTTGCAGCAGTTGTTAACCCTGTTTTGATTACTGAAAAATTATCTCGAAATCCTTGGCTGTCGTTGTCCTGACCTGCCACTGGATATTCTGCATCAATTGTGTTTGAAATTATATTACTGGCCATATGTTGTCTCCTGCAATTATTTATCGTGTTTATGCATTAAAATTGTAATTCGCGAACAAGATATATTGTTCATTGGATACCCCTGTGGTACTGTCAATCAAATATCTGTCAATATCTAAATTAAATTGGCTAAAGTCAAAGTCGTTAAAATTAATTGCATTGGCAATTATCTTACTAGTTCCAGGTTTGCAATAACACAATGGTATAGCAGGTACAAAACCCAATTCTTGAATGCTATCTTCTTGGGCTGTTCGCATCCATAAAGGCAAAAAATTCCGTTCGGTTTCGCCGATATTGTTTAAGTTTTCTCTCATATTCCTAATGTTAGAAATATATTTTCTGTTATCTAAACTTTGACTGGCTAATAAAGCATCACTGTCAACCTTATATGTGTTTGAAACATCAGGTCGAAGTCGCATAGGTTCTGTGTTTTGTAAACCTGTGTTATCATCATCGCTGTTATATGACACTTTGCTTACTTTAATTTGTTTTTTGGTGTTAATATTAAATTGTTTTCTTGCTTTACCTTTTTTAGGCATGGCTGGATCTATCACTTCTACATACACTACTTCATACACAATATCGTTTGTGCCGGGAGTTTTAGCCACTGCTGTTTTTACTTGTCCTAATTTATACTGTTTCCTTTTGTGATTTTTTGCACTAGCGGCTACATATTCTTGAATTTGTTTTGTTTCAATTCCAGCATACAACAAAATCTTAATATCTCTTTGTATCCCAAAATTAGTATCGTTAGGACGATATATATATTCTGGTAAAAATATTTCTGGATCACTTACTAATCTTATGTATTCAGTGCGTTGTGCCTGCTTTAAAAAAGGTTTCAAATATAAATTTGAATATAATTTGTCATCAGGGTCGCTTACCTTTACTGTAAATTCTCTTTCGACTGCACTGTAGCCAAATAAATCCTGTACTTTTACAGTAAAGGAGTATTCTCTATCTATGGTCGTGGTATTGCCGTCGAAGGTCATGTCGGCACTGTCAAACACAGTCAAGCCTAGGTTATCAGCATTACCGAAACTGTTTATCTTTCCTAATATTTCGCCGTCAAAGCTCAAAGACAGTCCCGGTGGCAATCTTCCATCAACTAAACTGTAGAGCAACCTAGCATTAGGCACAGTGGTATTTGCTTCTACTTTTAGTGTTGATATATAGTTAGAACTTATATTTCCTAAATTTGGGTTAGTCAACCATGTAATAGTAGAATCAACATCGCCTAACAAATTAATTACAAATGTTTTATCCTTAAAGGCAACTTCCTCTTCATTCGCAATGGTTCTCAAGGCTCTCACTGTGAATTTATATTGTTTTGTTACCTCTGGCTGATAAGGAACTTTCCCTGCAACAATTCCATTAACTGTGTCTAGTTCTAAACCTGGAGGTAATTCGCTCGGTGAATTATCATCGTTGAATTCTTGCAAAGTGTAATTTATCACCCCGCTAAGTGTATTAACATCTATAACTTCTAACAATAATGTTACATAGTTGTTAGCTCGTCTAAATCCTAAATTACCAGGCGTGAGCCAGATAGGTGTTCTAATATATGTGTTGTCAGCTGTGAACACATTAGTAGCAACCTGCATTATAGTGTTATCTGCTCGCAGGAAGTCGTCACCCACCACAAATATTCTAAAGGTGCGTCTGCTGATTGTATCCCCATCACTTACACTCACAGTAAATTGATAGTACCGATTTAATTTTTTTGGACTTCTACTAGGAATACTAAGGTCATATATGGTTGTGTCGTAAAAAAAACTATCAAATCCATTGTTAGATTTCAATCCAAAATCGAAAGGATATGATCCAAAACCATTTGTGTCATAAAATCCACCGCCAGCAGCTTTGTCTAAAGCTAGAATAGGGTCTACTACACCTACTAATCTGCCATCTATAGTTAATTGTATGCCTGGTGGAAGCTCCCCGTCTCCACTTCCTACAAAGTATTCTAAAACTTCTCCAGCCGCAGTATCTGTGTCTGTAGCTAACAATTGAAAATCTATCGGTGCACTATCTAGAATATAAAACGTATTGTTATTACCTATAGGTAGAAGATCCTCCGCAGTCTGCCAGACCGGTGCGTCTTCCCCCTGCACAATAATTTTAAATGTTCTATCTTTTATATTTCCGTTATACAATGCCCTAACTACAAAGCGAAACTCTGTTTCCCTAGGCACTTCAAAAGGTGTTCCTGCAATTGCTCCATTCTCTAGTCTCATTCCTCTTGGAATGTTACCGCTGATTATAGATACTTCTGCTTCGGGTTCTATCAAAGGAAGAGGAACGCTGGTAGTAACTCTTTCTTGTAAAGTAGTTAATAAAGTTCCTGATGGTAGAGACCATAAATCTGACATACTTTGTTCCTGACTGCAAAGTATTTATCGTGTGTTCTTAAACAAAAGAACCTTGATCTACTACTACTGGACTGATATTTGGACCGACAATTGAACCAAAATCAATATCTATTTGAGAAAGCAGGAATTCGAATGCATTATCATATACTGGTGTAATTGCTCCGAAATTGAATCCCGTCAAAAAAGGTGTTAGGTCTCTTACATCTACGCCATAAACTAAACCTTCCAACGATCCAAAAAAAGTATTAGCTACAATATCTGTAGCATTGAAAATATCATTACCGTGTGCATCTAGGTTAGCAACAAGTCTAGGAGTATGATCAGTAGATAATATTCCATTTCCTGCACTGATAATCAGATTTTGTCCATTAGCCTCAGTTGTTATTCCAGTGCCACCGGTTACAGTCATGCTCTGTCCGTTCTGTACTACAACACTTCCACTATCAGTTACAGCAATTAGTTGATCTAAAAATGTAGGAACATCTAAAGTAATACTTGTATCAGTAACATTCAAATTTATATTAGATCCACTTACAAGCTTTTTAAATTTAAGCACAGAATCCTGCGTGCTAGTGTATAGACCTTCTCCTATTGCACCAAGATTTTCACCTGATACAGGCTCAAATGTAACTTGTGCCACTCTAAGATCTATATTTTCAAAGTTATCGTTTACTTTTCTAAAAGCTTCACGGAGATCGTCTCCCGTGCCATCATTTGCGATGTTACCAATGTTTACTACTTCTATCGACATTATATTCTCCGTTTATGTATTTATTACACCCGTCCGACTACTACTTCCACAATACCCTTGCCGTCGTCTAATTTTTCACCAACAGATTTACCTATTACAGTGCCTATATTTGGAGAATTGTTAACTATAGCATATCCTGGTATAGCACTTGATACTAATATATCACCTTTTGATACCCTGCCTAAGACTTTGCAAGGAGCCCTGCCTTGCAATGCAACAGCAATAACATTTTCTCCTTGTAAATCATTGTTCATCAAGTATGCTGGATTTGTAGACACGATACCTGCCACCCTGCTATCACCCTTAATACTTGTTGTGGTTACTTCTTGCTCACCGCCAAATATTAGAACAGTGCCAGGTTCGTAAGATTCATCACCTAGATAATTTTCTGCTAAGTCAGCATATCTAGCGGTGGTTGCTGTCCCATCAAAAATAGTAGCATATACGGTGTTAAATCTTAACGGTGATCCTCCTCCCTGCCCTATGTTTCTTGTGTTATTAGCACTAGGTAGTATATTAGAATTTACTCTTCCCGAAAAAACAATATTGTCTCCTGATGCATTACCTAATGTCACAGCACCATTGAGTGTTGTTGCACCGTCCACATTTAAAGCGCCGTCGATGTCCGCGTCATTTGTAATTGTAGTAGAAGTATTGTTTGTTTGGATTCGTACACTTCCACCGGTAATAAGTTGTACAACATCCGCAGCCGCACCGGCAAATCCTGTCCCTGCGCCTATGCCTATGCCTGTGCCATTAAGATCTTTTTCGCCCGGTGCTTCAATAAACGATGTGTAAATCCACCTAGATGCAAGACCAGACACTTCACTTGAGAAATCACTGCCTTGTTGAAGAACACTTTGACTAGATGCTGTATTTCCAATGTCTCCTACATTAATTAGTCCGCCTGTGTCAATAGTGGGTTTGGTAGTGCCACTTGATGTTAAAATTACTCCTTGCCCTGGAGTTTTAAATACTAAAGTACCTGAGCTTTCTGACAATATTTCGTAATTGCTGTTACCGCCTATGATGTAGCTATTCGCTTGGAGTGCACCTGAACTGGTTCTCCTAGCCATACTATTGCCAGCATTCGAAATAGATATAGGAGTTGTGCCGTATACTTCATCGGTGATTTTTACGAGTGTACTACCTAGCAAAGAAGTTCCGCTTGATACTAAGGTTGGGACACTATCAGCACCTAAAGCTCCTGTGCTAGATGCCGTGAGTTGATTTGTGGTGTTGAATGACCCAGAAGTATTAACTAATATAATTTTATTTTCACTGTGCACAGAACCTTGAACGGTTCCTGTTGCACCGCTTGCCGCCTGGGTAATGGTCTCACCATCAGATACTGTTACATCCCCAGTCAAAGTAAGCACAGTTCCTATAATAATGTCTATTTGGCTGTTACTAAAATCTTTATCCTCAAGTCCTAGTCCAAGATCAACTACATCGCTAAATGGCACTTCTGTTGAAGTTGCCTGACTAGAAGTTTTATTACCTATGACAGTTAAACTGTTTAGTTCTTGTATATCAGATAAATCTATACCGTTTGTTTTAAGTGTAACCCACCCGTCTGTGGTAGTAAAGTCCCCGCTGTCGAAACTCACTAGACCTAAATCACTTTGACTTATTCCTACTGCATCATTCCTTGTAGTAGCAGCATTCATGTTCAACTTACTTTGTGCAATAGCTGCACTTGAATTGACATCAGCATTGACAATGCTGTCGTTTTCTATCTGTAAATCATAAGTAGCCTTACCGCCTGCTGACCTGTCTATGGTAACATTTATAACACTTGAGGAATTTTCTGAAGCGTTTGCAAATTCGTCAACAGGACCATCCACTATACTTCCTGTTGCTGTGCCGTTATCCAAGGTATCTCCGATGGAAAATGCTCCGCTATCTTCCGAATATGTTACAATTACCAAGGCTCCTAGAATCTCATCTGTGTAAGATTCTATATCTATAATTGTTCCATTAGGAGTTGATCCTGGTGAAGCACCATCTATGTAGATTTCATCACCTATATTCCAAACTCCTGTTCCTGCAAGATCTACATAAATTCTCTTATAACCAGTTGCAACAAATAGATCATTTTGTGCAACACTGTTAATCTCCACATCTCTAAGATCATCGAGTTGATCATAGGCGCTTACTTTGTCATCAACATAGGCTTTATTTGTTGCATCAGAAAGATTTGCAGGAGCAGCAAGATTTTCTATCTTGTTAGACCCCATGTCCATGTTGCCTTCCATTTCATTTACACCATTTAAAGGAAGGAATCCAGGACCAATTCTATTTCCAGACGGTGTCGGTTGTATTTGATTCCCTGCAATCGAAAGTCCTAGTCTTCTGCTAACATATGAGCCAATTGCCTTTTCAGTAGGTACAGCCGTACCAGAGTCGTCTGCAAATGCGTCGTCTGCTGAGAATTCGTCGATTGTTACTCCTTTGGTAAAGCCTAACTGGGTTGCATTAGATAAACCTAGTTCACCTGCCAGTGTTACACTTCCAGTAGCTTGATCAACATTAAAAAACTTACCTACACGGAAGAAACCAAATTGGTCTGTGCTTACCCAGAACACACGACCTTTTCTACGCTCCCATACTTGAGCGTTTGTTGCACTAGGAGAGTCACTGTAAAAATCTGCCAATGCATTCTCAGGTTGTCCTAATAAAACATTTGGATAGTTGCTGTCGTTGAAGGAGCCTGTACCTATCTGGGTAAAGTCATGTCCTGTTGCACGCAATAAGGAAATCGCCACAGTTATTTCTGCCGTGGTACCAGTAGGAAGACCTAGTTTTATGATTCTATCCGATGCAGGAATAGCACTGTTCAAACCAGATCCACCGTAGGACGGATTGATATTTGTATTGGCTATATCAGTGAAATCTATAGTAAGATATGATGTATTATCTGTTATGTTTGTGACTTGGTGTGTTTTTCCGTCCCATACAAAAATCATACCACCAGAATACCCTACATCACCTGGTTGGTTACCAGCTATGTCTCTCGTGATCCTAGATATTTCTTCTGTTGATAGATTATTTTGCACTGCAATTGATGTGTCACCTTGGGCACTGCCGTTTCCGCCTGCCAAATTTGTTGTGTCAATAGATACTTCTGCATAATCAAAATCTACCTCAAAAGAGGTAAGAATCTCGTCCGCACCTAGACTAGTGTTTACATCATCAGTGGTGGCAAAACTTATGCTTCTGTAGGTAATTTCATCGCTTTCATCAAAGTTGACCGCAGTGCTGGGTCTAGTGACCAATGTACTAGGAGAATTTACAGCATCAAAAATAAAGTTTTTACTGTTTCTATACTCTAATATAGTGTTATTTGCAACTGTATCTTGCAATGTATTATAAAAATCATCTGGTTGGACATCATCACCAGTAATATCTAATTTATATACTAGATTGTTGAATATGTTAGTTGTGCCTGCTCCATATACATCATCTGCATTGAAAGTCAAGTCAGAGCCTGTGCCTCCTATGTCTGCAGCCTCTACCACAATAGCATCACCAGAAACATAACCTGAACCTGGTCGAACCACTGTAACTGTGGCATCTCCTGCCCCATCTATGATAATGTTAAATGTTGCGCCTGTGCCAGTACCAGTGGAACTAAACTGTGATACATTTTCATATGTACCTGCTGTTCTAGTTGGATCAGCTGCGCTTATTCCTGTGATTGATTCTAACCCTGTGACTATGATGTCTCCTGCTTCACCTACATCCCCGTCACTGTCTTGGTCTGATAAATTGTCAACATTGGCAATTTTATAATTTAATATTCCCACAGGTCCTCCGTGGTCTATCGTAATTAAACTATTTGCCAACGGCGGAATTTTACAATCAGTAACTGTAATACTAGGTTCGTCAAATGCATTTGCAAAAATGGGGGTTGTAAACGCTTTTATAGACTGCGTAGTGTTATCACGCAAAGTGACCTGATCAGGAACTTCATTTGGATCAGCACCTTCTGACACCAATCCGAAATTACCATAACCGTTGGATCCGTTAAGCGATCTAATTTCTGAACCGTTTTTTGCGTAATATGCAACATGACAATAATAGGTAAATGTAGATACTTGCTCAGAAAAAGCTCCATTTGTACAAACCAGCCCGTAACCCATGTCATTAATTTGTGTATAATCATTGGCAAGCATTGATCTGTTACCAGCAGTTTGCAAGAATATGTCTCGTTGGATCACCCCTGGATTTGTATCAAATTGAGATTCGTCGTACCCGTCCCCATCATTGGAGTCTGCATCTAAATAAATTATACACCATCCATTGGCTTGATCGTAATCCGAAATAGCATTAACCTGAAATCTTTTGCCGTCAATATAAAAAGGACACGGCAACTCAGGAGGTCTAATCCTTAATCCTTCCCCAGGATCACTTTGAATCCACAGAGTAAAATTGTTTATCTTTCCACTTTGTGGGCCTCCTAGATTTGCCCCTGGATCGATAGTTGCTGGAATGGTTGCAGGCAAATTGCCCACATACGCATCAACAAACATTCCTCCTCTAAATGCCTTGCGATTAAGTGATTGAGAAAAACTTGATCCTGTCTGGATGTATGGAGATTTGGTTAGGATTTGTCCTTCCGGATCAAGAACACACATAAACCCGCCATGTCCTTGTGCAGTAATATTTCTCACAATAGTTGCATCATCTAATAAAAATACATCTAGTTCGTTGTTATGTTTTGGAGGATTATAATCTGAATCGAATGCAAATGTAATTTTATCAACTAAGTTACCAACAATACTCACAGTTCCTGATTCGCCACTCCCTAAAGTAATGTCTGGCTCTTCTGTACCGTTTTGTGTAGGTGCCGTTCCTGTTAGAAGCAAAGCAGATAAAGTTGCAATGTGTTGAATTGCATCTTCGGTCTCAGACTCTATACCTGAGCCAACATAATCAGTAAATATATTTCCTTGAACCTCTAAAGAAAATTCGTCACCACCTATATTTAGATCTGCAATCAATGCATCGACTATCTTACCGGTATCTCTGCGAAAACTAGATTCTGAATAAGACAATGCTGGATAATTGGCATCAATGTATTCTATAACTTCTTCTTGAATAAATTCTTTGTTTTCATCTAAGATATTTGCGGCATTAGTAAATCCGCCCTGATTGGTTATTGTTGACCCAACATCTAATTCTACTGTAGGATCAGTTAAGTAATGTCTTCCAAAAAATCCTTGTGGTTGGTTTATCTGATTTAAAAACACTGTACCTTGGTTGGCTACTGTCAGTCCGTCAAATTCAGCATCTCTATAAAAATATAAATCGGACCAAACTGATTGCGAAACCCTGTTTTTAGGTCTCACAATTACTCTACGGAATTCATCACCTTTAAGAGATACATTTTTTGTTAATCTTATAGGGTAATCTTCTTCATAAATTCCTGATTCAACAAAAATTGTTATATGTTTTTTCTTTACAAAATTTCCAAATTCGAGAGGTTCGTCGGCAATAAAATCTTCAGGGGAAAGCAAATGCAACTGGAATGTGTCATTACCGCTTTCACTGGGATCGTTGTTGGTCAAACTTACTATTTGGCCGTGAGCTCCAGATATTTTTCCTCTTAAAACTTTACCTGGCAATGTATCTGTGTTCGTAGGATTTCCCTGATCAATATAATTTAGTGCACCGTTATCAACAACTACTTTATATGTGCTTCCGAAAACGATACCAGCACCTGCATTTATTCCATTTTGGGCTATGTTCAAAACAAGATTAAATTTGTCTTCAATTCCAGCTATTGCTTGAGCATCTGCATCTACTGAGTCAGTAAATTGTTGTTCCTTGGTTTGATAAATTAAACCTACAATACCACCTGTGGTGTAGTTAGTAAAAGCACTGTTATCAAAAGGAATGGTCAGAGCCGAATCTGTAAAGAGCTCAAAGGTCTGATTTGTTATTACCTTTACAAATGCGGTGGCATCGTTAATTTCCACCATACCACCTACATTTTTAAATAAAACCTGATTGCCATTAACTAGGCCATGATTTGTAGACGTTGTTACCAGTGGAAATGCATCTTTGCTTATAGCAGTTATATTTTTTTCCTGATAAAGGTTATTGGTAAGTATAGAATTTACTAAGTCTCTGGCAAATCCGATATATGCAGAAGTTTGAGCTATCTGTGTAGTAATTTTTAACCGTCCTACAGAATCTTCATAATATCGCTGTGCTGTAAGTCTAGTCAAATAGTTTGCGTTCTGACCACGATTTATATCTAATTCAATTGATTTCAGTATTTGTAATAGATCATTCTCCCAGTCTGCTTCATTATAGATGAAATCTGGATATGTAAATTGTATAAATCCCTGGGCTTCACTCAATATATAATCACGATTCTGCTCTATTAAATTTCTTGCTTGTTCAAATACTGCATTATCAACATCAGCGTCAACAACTGTTGCGTCGGCATTGCCGCTGTCTCTAGTAATTGTTTGCATGTATGGACCAGGCTCCGCAGGCGCCGCCGCAATAATTTCTGCGGCTCTTTGTGCAGCGGCATTGATTGTTCTATAAGCATAGGTAAAGGACGATCCTTCTTTACCTTCTGGAACACCCACCATATTGTCATTTCCATTGGTGCTCACAAACAAATTCGAAGGAGAACTGTAAGAAGTATTGTCGACATAAAATTTTGTAGCTGCTTGCAAATCTTCAATACCATTAGGGAATCCTTGCCCGGCTAAGTCTCCTGGATGATCATTCAAAAACAGAGTGCCTTCCATGCTGTCGCCTTGTCGGCGTACAATACTTTTACGAGGCAACGCAACATTGTCTAAGAAGTTGCCAGCTAGATCTTCATCATATGCCGCATCGATCAAAGTATGCACATCGTCACCCGCAATGGTACCGCTAGCAATAACCTTGGTTGTTTCAGCTACTGTGTTACTTTCTTCTTGTGCTTCTTGTTGTGTGTTATGCAGAGTAAAAGTATCGTCGTCCTTGTAACGAATAAAATAAATTTGACCGGTAGTTAAATTATTTGCATCAGTGTCTTCTGCGTTATATACATAAGGAGTTCCGTTAACACCACTGTCAAACCCATGAGAAAGAATTTCAACATCTCCGCCCACATATCGATTTATGGTCAAGAAATATTGACTAACTGTAGCAGGTTCTTCTGATATTCTTAAAGGTAAGCCTGTGGTGATATACCTTCTATCGGCGTAACCTTTAGTGATTACCAAATCATCAACTGTTATATTAGTGCCATAGTTATCGTTAAATTCTTGTGCAGCCGCTGTTGTGATTGAAACACGACCTATGCCCTTAGTTGCGGCATTCAAAGGAGCAATTAGGCTAGGAGAAGGATCGTCTGCCAATTGAGTAAATGCTGTTGAAATAACCAATTTGCCTGCGGCATCATAACTAAAAGTAATAGTATCATTTTTTGTTTCATCTAAGGCAGAATTAGACGCTAACTCTACTAATTGAATAAAAGTTCCTGCATCATTTACCAAGGGAATAGAATTTGGGGATAGTTCATCAGGAGTATCACTAAGAGCGGTGAATCTAATAGTTCCTCCTTGCCCAAATACAGCATACAGTTCTACAAAGTTTTCGTTTACTTTACGAAACGATTCCCGTATGCTATCGCCTGTTCCGTCGTTGCCTTCAACGCCGATATTAACTTCTTGTCTTGCCATTAGAATACTCCGAGTTTGTAAAACTATTTAGTGAATATTTTTATAATCTTAATGTAAATACATTATGTTCATTGAAGAATTTGAAGTGAAAACAACACACGAACGCAAGAGCAAATTAGGTAAATTACATTTATATCATAGATACAAAACCTATGCAAAATTTAGATGTGACAGTTGTGATAAAGATTTTATTAGAGAACGGGGGAAAATGGATCCTAAGCGGCTGAACAACAATTATTTCCATGTGTGTAAACAATGCGATCCGAAAAAGTTTGCTCAGAAAAGGGGAGTGGAACGAAGAAAAATATGGGACCTTTCTGCTAGTTCCGATTTACCTATCAGTAAACTTTAGTCTTCTTTCTTCCAAAGTGTCCATGCACCGTACACAACGGCGATCAATCCTGCAAACTTGGCAAGGTTTGCGGCAAAGATAGCAACAAGTCCCATAACAATAAGACCGATTCCATCCCAAGTAGTGCGTTCTTTGAGTCTCGATTTTATCCACGATTTGATCATTGATATTTTTTCCCTCTGAAAATATTTTCTGTGGTTTTCATGCTTTTTTGTGCAGGCTTAAATTGTGTATCCGGTTTAAGCAAGCTTTTTGCAGGAATAGTTTTTTGACCTAGGTCGTGCCTTATACCGACTATTCGATCAAGTTCTAATCTTCCTTTGTATACAGCGGCCATTTTTTAAAACTCCTTGTGTCAGTATTTATTAAATATTTGTCCTTAAGGAGGAATAAAATGTTTAACTGGTTAAAAAAATTATTCAACACAGAAGAATCACTTTACACACAAAGAGAAAGCGAAGGAACAATCGGAATTGAAAGGCCTAAGATCACTCCTACGATCGAAGAATCAAAATCTGAAGCAACTCAGGTTAGGAAAACTCAATCTGGCAAGAAGAAATCTGAAAAGGAAACTACAATAGAACAAAAGAAGCGTGGCCGTAAAAAGTCCGGAGTTACTAAAACTGATCTTAATAAAATGACCAAAGATGAACTAGAAGATTACGCTAAGAAGGAATATCGAGTTGATATTGACAAGCGAAAGAAAAAAGCAGATCTTGTGAATGAAGTTTTAAGTCTTAGTGTGAAAAACGGCTAACTGTAGATACAAGTTGTTGTAATGCTGATTCTTGGCGAGCAAGTTTTCGTTCTAAAATATCGATGGCTGCTCGCTGTTTTTTTGACTGATCTTCTAGGCTTCTCACATATTCAAGAGTAGGCACATCTTGATGGCTTCCGTCCTCACTTATCATGGTGAATTTATCAACATTTTGAGCTCTAAGGCCGCCTGTTACACGATTAGGATTTTTATTAGATTCTTTAGGCTGGGATTTTTTCGTGCCATACATCTTGTTTAAATAGCTCATTCTTATCTCCTACTGCGTATTTATACAACTCTGCACTGGCTAAGTTTTTACATTTAGCCTCTGTCATTATGTCAGCGTATTCCCAAAATTCCAAAGCCCAGTCGTTGCATGCCCTGTTCCACATGTAATCAGAGTGAGCACGGAGTTTTTGTTTCTTGTATCCCCAATCTAGTAATTCTTCCATATCCGGTTGTTTATCTGCGGGATGTAGATTAAGCAAGTCCTCACGACTGAGTGAATAATGAATAACAGGACGCCGGGCACCGCGCCATGAATCCATTATACGCTTAAATCTATCTGAATCGGGTGTAATGTAATATCCTTCACGGATCCATTCATGGTGTATATCCAACACGAGGGCACAATGATCGACGAGTTCAAGGCTTGCGTCGGTGCCCCAGCACATTTCATCGTTTTCGATTGTGATGATGTTTCTTGCTTCTGGTGAAAGTCTCTTGAGGGCGTCTTTGATACCTTGTGGCCCTTTTCTACCCGATATGTGTACATTGCATTTGAAGTCTTGGAATGTCTTGCCGTAGCCCATCCATCTTGCCATATCCACATGATATTCAAACTCCTCGATACTTCTATTTACTATATCTTCACTTTCGCTAGCAAGTACAGTAAACTGACCAGGGTGAAAAGATAAACGGACGTCAAGATCGCGAGCAAGATCCCCAACCCTTGCAAACGCTCGTTCACAATAGTCGCGCACGTCGCTACGCTTCCAAAAGTAGCTCCAACTGCGTTCAGTATAAACAGGAAGACAATCACTCCCCAGCCGAACCATTCTAAGCCCATCGGGCAAACCTCCTACATATTTTATAAGATTGTAATAACTTTGAATGTTATGTTCCATTAACTCCCAAAGACGCTGTTCTGCATCTTCGCGAGTTTGACGATTAAGCCAAGCAACAGTCGTGCATCTAGTATTGAGTGGACGCTGGATTTCTTCCAGCACTTTCTTTTTTTGGCTTTGATCTGAGTGCATGAACTTGCATGCGAATCCAATACGCTTTTTTTCCATACTAGTATTTTAACACCTTAATGCCAATTGTCAATCACCCATGGATCATCGCAATTATGAGGATTTGGATCTCCATGAAACACACAAACACAACACTCTACTCTTGGCTTGACATGTTCGATAGTTTTGAACTTCCTATTTCCTCTAACTGCTCCCGGAGCAAACTGTTTATCTTTTCTTACTTCCCACTTCCAGCTCAATATCCAACTGTCGGGCCAAAAAACTGCCTGGGTCTCTCTGGTAGCTTCGTACAACCAATCTTGATCACCATGCAATCTTCTTTGGATTTTTTCTTTGTCTTTTTCAAAATTTTCCCATACATGATCTAATTGTCCTGATTGGAATCTAACAACACTGCTGTTATATTTCTGCCATTTAGGACGCATTGCTCTCGTAAAATCTCGGATCACACACCATCTTTGGAGCTCGTACTGAAATAACTTATCTATATTTCCTGCAATGACCACATCAAGATCCATGTAAAGAATAGTTCCTTTGATAGGAAGGTCATTTGAAAACATATATGGCTTGCACCACCATCCTTGTAGACCTGCAGGTAAAGGCAATATTTTTACATTAGAATTTATTCCAGATGGATTATCAGTGAGACATGCAAATTCTAAGTCTATGGTGGTGTTGCGTTGCACCATGTTGTATAATTTATTTACATATTCAGATGAATACTTAGGCCCATGCTTTAAACACAACACATAGTTTTTATAGGCAAGATCGTGACTGCTCACGATCTGTTGCGATTTCTTTTTAAGTCGTCTTTCATCACGAATCTTGCGCCATTCTTCTTTGGAATATTGATCTTTATCAATCTTAGCCATTTAGTCTATGCATTGCATCCTGAGGTGATTCCCAATCCCAACGCGGCTTTTTAGGAAGAAGTTTTCCGCTAGGCATTTTCCATTGTGCATCTGCTTTAGCAGTTTGTTCGTCAACTTCTACCATAGCATCGTTGCGGTCATGTTCATACACACGCACACGCTCTACATAACAACGACCTTGTGTGATTTTATAAATGTAATGATTCACATGTTCCCAAATAAACAGTGAGCTCATCTCCATGCTTACGCCACTGGGCAAAACACGCAAGGTTCCTAACAGACCCCCTGCGTCTGTCATTGTGTCGGGAATACTTTCTATGCGAGGATCATCTGCCGGTAGCACAGTTACATGATCAAAATAATATTCTAAAAATTCTTTTACAGGCTTAAGCCCACCGAACGGAACAATCCAACCATGTTCATCTGGTTCACCTGCGAATGTAAACTCTACGCTTCTGTCATAGCCATGCACCTGCGCACAATGTCCAGGCGTACCGTCTGGATTTGTATCGAAGTGTTGTGCGTGACCGCACGGTAAATTCTTGTATACTTTTGTTGCTTTAATTTTTATAGACATCTCTTGCCTCTCCTTGAGTAAGTTTGATGCGCAGAATATTTATAGTGGGATGAGCTCTAGACCACTTTGATTATATTATATGATATTACTTATACTGTCAAGCATTACATTAGATTTTTTCCAACTTTCAGGAATCTGCCAATTAGTATCTTGTAAAATCCTAAATGACACATCTGGATAGCATTCAAATACTTTGGCAATTTGGTATATCCAATATCTAGGATCCACTGCATTTTTTGTTTTTGAATCATATCCAAAGCTATCTTTGTAGACATTATTGATTTTATTGTTATTTCCGTAAAGATCAAATCCTACTATGTTTACATCTTTTGAAAACATTGCACCTAATAATACCGCATAAGGTCCGCTCCCCCACTGAAATGGTTCGTCGGGTCTGGTCGACCCTTGGTAGGGCAGATCAGGTACTGGATGTAGATTATCTATTGTGTCGAAATCGTACCCCCAATCTTTTCGTGTGTAAATTTTACAGAATTCATGAACATTGTTTTTTAGAGCTTCTGTGACCATTCTACGGTCGACGCATACAAGATGATCAACCAACATATCCCTGTGGATTGCATTACAACCAATTTTTGGTTGCTTTATTCTTTTAAGATCGACTCTGAGCCTGCTTTCGCCATTACCTATAATCAACATGATCTTTTTTTATGATTAATCTAGTCTGCGATATTTCACTTTTTATTTCGAGTATTCTTGATTCTGCTGAATTTAATTGCTTTACTATTCTAAAAATTGTATCCATAGCCCACCACCACCAATAAGTAGATGCAACAAAAAAGCAAAATAAAATCATTAATGCGGTATTATGATATAAAGATTCCAAGCCAGCAAGTTTTTCTATCAACAAAACAGCCAAAGATATAAAAGGAAGAGACCATGCCGCATAAGCCCACCATCTGATACTGTTCGAGATTTTATAAAACAGGTGCTGCATATTTACATGTTCGTTTTTATCTTTCATAGCACTCTCCTTGTACAAATATTTATTGAGAGAAACTATAAAAATAAACAATCGGATTATGACGCTATTTGCCCAAACGGTTTCCATTCACCAGGAGTTCCGTCTCGCACACACACCCAGCCTACATATCCGGTTGGTATTGGATTGGCGTTCCAAACAACATCACCCTGTTTGTATTGCCCACTAACTGGAATTTCTCGAGAAACTTCAAATTTTTTGTCCTGAAATCTTACAGGCCCTGCTGTTGTTATATCCGCATCAGTGGAAAAGTTCTTTACATTTATGCCTAATGAACCTTCAACGGTTGTTTTGTTATACAAAGTGACATGCCCATTAGGTCCTATGCCTAATCTGACGGTGTCATCTGTAATAATTTCTAAGCCGCTTGTTGTCCAGGTTCCTAATTTAAAATTTTGATTGTCAGTTGCGCCTATTACAAATTCATGATCTAAACTTCCTATGCTAAAATCACCATTGGGCTGGTCCGTGCCTAGACCTAATCTCTGTGTGTTTCCGTCCCAAAACAGATATTGGTCTACAACAAAACTGCCTGTTACATTAAGGTCTTGTAAAATACCTACTTGTTTGAGATTGCTCTTGGTCACAGTAGGTCCTAATGAATTTTGTGACAAGACAGTTTGGTTATTTATTTTGTATTCTCTGTCTCTGTGAAGATCTAAGTGCTCCGAACTAAAAAGTTTATCACCTTTTTGTAGCACAAACTGCTTGGTATAACCTCCTCCAGTCCATAGGAGACCTTTTCCTTGCGCTGATCCATCTTCTGCTTTAAACTCCAGCGGGCTTGTTCTTTCATGACGGATATCTGCCGTAATTTCGTCTACATGTAATTTCTTTGCAGTAATTTCACCATCAACATCTAAATTACCCTCAATCTTGGTTGAGCTTTTAATTAAAGGAGTTTGTATTGCGGAGGTTATGATTCCAAAATCTTCAACAGATAAAACAGGGGTTTTTTTATGAGTTGAATTATCTTTGATACCTGCGCTAGCAAAATTAGTAATAATGCCGCCATTGATTTTGTTACCACTCAAAGAACGATCTTTAATGATAGGTTCTGGTGCTGGAGTAGAAGCAATTTGCTCTATTGCATCTGCTAGAGTATCTAAAGTTTTGCGAATGTCTGTCATTGATAAATCCCTGCTTATAGCAGTATTTATCTACTTACCTTTAGTATCACTGTTTCTTCGTTTAGTCGACCGTTAAGTTTTGTATCGGTAGTATTAATATCTTCTAGGAATTTACGCAATGCTACTTTACCACTGGATTTGAAGTCTTTCAGTTGTTGTTCTGGTTTGCGTAGAGTTTTTTGCACACTTTTGTGCTCATCAAATCCTACCAACGAAGTGCCCTTCACAGTTATAGGACCCGTCATGTCGTCTGCGATGTATTTGCCCAGTTTTCGTGTTTTACAATTAAACACCCAAACTTCTTTTGCTTCAATTAACTCTCCAGGATTTGCTGACACAATCGAGTATTTGTCATCCTGCTTTTTATACTTTACCTTAGCAACCAGTTTTTCTTTGCTTGGTGCTTTCTTAACACGAGGTTTGCGGGTGGTTTTTGCTTTTTCTATTACCATGTCACAGGCGCTGAGGACCTTTTCTAGTCCTTCCAGCATCTTTCTAGCGTCTGCTTTGCTGAAGTGTGCATATCCTTCTCGAAACTGTTGGGCAAGATCCTTTTGTTTTTCGTCTGTGATTTTTGCAATCTGCTGAGGTGTAGGCATATGATTTACAACTTCAGTGTATTCTTCATATTCGCCAGTATAGAACTCTTTTATTTTGCGAGCGTGAGCCTGTGTGATTCCCAGCTCAGTAAAATGTCCTGTAAAGTTAAAATCTTTTTTGTGTTCGGCATAATCGTCTAACCATTGGTCAATAGCGTGACAGGCATTTTGTGCTTGTTCGCGAATGCGATCCTGGATGGTAGGAACATATACATTCTTGTTTTCATCTTCTGCCTTTGCTTCTTCTACCACAACACCCTTGCCGTTTTCGATTGCTCGTGCAATCTCTGCTTTGATGTATTCAGACAGAGGTTTCATTGTGCCGCTTGTTCCTTCAAGTGATTCCCAATATTCAGCGTGTTTTTCATAATAGTCAGGAACCCCCATGTCTAACATACGCACACAGATAGCCGCTACGGTTCTTACCGAGTCCGTACCTGTTGCGGCTTTTGCGGCTTTGATATCTGCCGCCGAGTATTCTTGGTTCTTCATCCACTTCCAGACACCAGGCAACAAGTCGCTGAGCTTGAAGTTTTCGTAAATGTAATCGCGCATCTGGGTTCGAACATGATGAAACTTTTGCGGGCTCCAATTTTCATATCCTGTCATATCAGGAATCTGCGCTTTGGGTGCTCTTGGACGGGATTTTTTTACAGCCATTGGATATCTCCTAAAAGTGTGCTGACAGTATATATAACATAATTCAAGTTGTCAACAATTTTTGAGTGTATAATAGGTAGCGTACTTGTCTTCCAATATCCCTGTGATTTGCACAGTCCATCCGTAATAACCAGGTTCAATGTAAGATTGCCAGGTTACATCCTCGGCATGTTCCATCGCCCATTTGCCTGCTGATGTTTGTTGCCATTGATATATAGGGTGTGCGGCATAGACTTCGATATCGTCTACATCTCCTATTCTAAATTCGTGTAAGACTACCTTAGATTTCAAACCTTTTCGCCTGGCTTAAATCCGCGGAATGTTTTGAATCTTGGAAATCGCAATGAGTAGGTACCATCCTGATTCTGAGTCACAGCATCCGCTCTTACTTCGACTAAATTACCTATAAGAGTATCTCTGTTATCCCAATACTCATCACGATGAACATCAGAAAAGCCACTGCCCACATTGACGCAAATATCTTTTCCGTCGTCGATCCCTTCGCAAACGATTGCGCCAAGTCGCCCAGCATTTCTTCCAGTACCTTCTTCAACTTCAACTACCTTTAGTGTTACTTCGATAAATGGTTTTGCCTTTAACCAGGCATGTGTTCTTTTACATTCGTATGGTGCATCCGGGTCTTTGATCATTACACCTTCATATCCACCGTCTACAGCCGCTTTATTAAGCTCTACAAAGCGTGTTTGTCCTTCAGGAGTATCTAAGTCTACTGTTTCCCAATCCAACGCTTGTACATGCTCTAAGACGTCTTTGTGCTCTTCAACCCAGTGCTTGGTAATAAGACTGCGGAAGCTCTGAGGCTTGTCCCAACTACCTTTTTGAAAGTCTTTTAGTGGAATAGTATCAAACAAGTGCAGTACAGCATCCTTTGCCGCTACATTGTCTTTACGATGTACCTGCTTCATGAGATCTTGGAAGTTAGCACTCATCACTTCGCCGTCTAGCACCAGCGGATATGGTACAGGGTTCTCTTTAACCACAGCACGAATTTCTTCAATGATGTGATCAAAGTTGTGAAACTGTTTTCCGTTGCGGCTGTACATTTCAATCTTGTTGCCGTTAACATCGTGGATAACAACCAGTACACGCACACCGTCAAGTTTGATTTCAATATGCTTCTTGCCTGTCATTTTCTTTTCGTGATTGGCACTATCGTGTGCCAGAGCGCATGTGAACACAGGCACGGTTCCAGGAGCTACCTTGTTAACAGTTTTTTCGCTTATACCACAGCGCAGGTCTTTCATGAGGATTCTGCGGTACCATCCATTCCACTGTTCTTCCGTTGCGATGCTTTGTGCTAGTTCAATTGCGTCTCTAGCCGCATGTCCTGTCAGCTCACGGCGTTGTAGTTTTTCTGCAAGATCTTTGAAAACTTCCCAGCCGAGTCCCTGGGCATTCTCATGTTCTCCTGCGGTGGCAGGCACCTGTTTTACACCGAAAGTTATGAGAGGATCCAGCGCCATTCTCAGTCCTTCCCAGAACTCTGGCACATTGTCTTCCAGTGCCGCTTCGAGGATTTGCTCTTTGTTTATGCGACTGTTGTGGGTTTCAAGATTGTGAATATACCAGGTAGGTTGAGTACGCATTTCGCCCCCTCATGATTTTTTCTTTTTTGGATTATTATTTGCAATAAGATCCCCTAGTCCTGCGTCTTGTGCCATAGAACTTTTGTATCCTCTGCTTAAATGCAACAAACGATATTTGTCAATGTTTTGTGTTTTTTCTATGGCCTTTTGGACAGCAAATAATTCTTTATCTCTTTCTTCGCTGTTGCTTTTTTGCTTTTGTTTAAGCACGATATCGTATAGCTTATAGAGATCGTTGTCTGATAAGCCGCGTAGCATTTCCCTGGCTTCTTTGTCGTAGTTTCTGTAGTCAATATGTTGTGCTCTTCTCATAAGAAAGGCCTCTTCTGTATTTTTTATAATTATATTAGGAAATACAGTAAGAGTCAACCGATATCTGCATGTTAACTGGCTAGCTGTAATTAATTACTTTGTTTTTGCATTGTTGTAGAAAATTTAAATAGTAATCATCAAAAAGTACTTCATCAGGAATGCCATCTTGCTTCTTAGCTTTGCTGAACATCAAACTCCTGTTGTGTTGTACCAAAGGTAAAAATTCCGTGTGCAGTTTATTCAAGTCGATATGTTCATGTTTAAGTCTAAGAATTTCCTCCGCAATTACTTTTGAACGCTTCCTTGAATCTTTTTCGTTATCAATTTTTTGATAATTAATAATATTATAAGGTAATTTAAACCCCATATCTTTCAATTTTTTGTGTATACCTGGATAACCGTATATTATTGGTATTTTGCCAAATAAAAAACAATTGAAAGTTTTTTCTGTAATGAACGGACAATCCAACTCTGATTCAGTAACCAGATTAATACATGATTCAATTACTTCGGTAGGAAAATATTGTTGACTGTTTTTTGTGTAAGGTCCGTCTATAAGTTTCGTTTTGTTATCAAAATATCTAGGTAGAAAACCTGTTTGTTGGATTTTGGGGTCCACATCATTGTTATGCCAACTGTAAAAATTATCTGATAATAAATTGTGCTGAGCAAGATCATCCATTAGATATAATCTGTGTAAATGTGCTCTGTTGTTCATGCATGCAAACAAACATAGTATTTTATCATTGCAAAGATAATCAATACTATTTGCCGTATATATAGAAAAATACAAAAAAAAATCTTGCCACAATATCAATTCTAGATTTGGTGTGTTGTAGATATCTGTGTTCTTGGCATACCAATCATAATCGTAAGCACCGAATACGAGACTAAATTTAGTGTGGGGTGAATACATAAAACTGAATCTTTGTTTGCCGTGTATTCTAGTTTCTTCGGGACAGAGTATAAACCCTTTATCAGTAGTGTTCTTAATTCTACTTACAAAAGGAACAAACCACTCACTATTTTTATTTCTAATCCTCCAAATATTGTTTCTGTTCATTTTTTTATTTTTTTAAATTTGTACAATCTCCACACTGTCGCCAAACTTTTCTTTGAGTTTATTCCAAATGCCTGCGTTACTCATACGCAACCCCTGAGATTCTTTCAACAAGCGGTATGTGCTACCACTTTCTGTTGTAGCAATAATCCATTCACTGTCAATGTCGATTTCTAAATTTTTAATAGGACTGCTCATACGCCAACTGTCACCATCCAAATAGCCTCCGCTCCAACCTGACAGAATCTTTTGAAATTGTTTGCCTTCGTGATTGACTTCGATAATTACCCAAGTATTTGGTGAGATACCTTCTTCTGGTTGCATAGAAGTATATCCTTCTAACGCACTGCTTGCCTCAAACATTTCCATTTTTACCTTGTCATAGAGTTCTTCTTTAATTGCTTGTTTCTTTGCTTGAAGTTCTCGGATTTCGTTATCTGTTAGTTTATCAGTCATGTCTTTTCTCCAAAGTATTCCAAGACCTGTTCAAAACTGCGAACACGGTCACGGATCATGGCAACATCTTTATCAATATCATGTTCGAAAACAACAGTGCCATGACCTGCTTCTCTGTGTTCTAAGTTTCGATTTAGATCATCAACATGTTTCTTAAGTTCGCTAATAATAATGTAATCAACTTGTTCCCAAGTTACATCCAAAGTGTGTCCAGTTTCACTCATCTTTTTCCCAAAACTCACAGTTACAAACATAACGACCCATTGAGTGACTTGCATTGCGATTGAATCCGTGCGGTGCGTCTGGGTGTGTCTTGCATGGAACTTCTTTCTCATGCTCGATCCATTTGAACCATTCATTGATGTCATCTTTCATTGACTGACAAACACTTGGGTCTTCTAATGCCGCCGACAACCAAGCACCGATTCTTTCTTCTGCCGCTTGTTTACTCATCATTTTTCCTCGTGCAATCCATTTTGTGAATATGCTCTTTGGTTTCTCGTAAGTCAGTTACCAATCCACACCCATGACACTGATACCAAACGTCGTCTGCCCACCGAATCTTTTTACCACTGTCTTGTTCATACTTTGCGATGATGTCATCAAACTCCCACAGTTCTTCTGTTTCAAAGTCGTCTAACCAATCACCAAAGTCATTCCAATCTTCGGTTCGCATTGGTGCAAGACTGTATTCGTACCAACCGTTCCAATACTCATCGCCCGGAACATTCCGAATGTCAATACGACCTGTTGAATAATCTTCGGTGACTTCTTGTCGTTCAAAAGTATCGCCAATTTCAATATCGGGACGACTGTTGCGGAGGATATCACGTTGTCGTTCACTTTCCACAGTGTGCGTAACTGTTTCGGTCAGTCCGCGTTCTTTGTACCACTGAATATTAGCAACTCCCATCCAGTTAGTTGAATAACTTATAGCCATCACTCACCTTTCCAGTTTAACAAAACCTGGAGCAGTTCCAGCTCACCGTGAGTAAGACTAAACCGTTCTGTGTCGCCTTTGCGATCGATCACAATGTCAAACCCTTCGCCATTGCTCCACTCAGTGACCTCCATGTAGTCATTTTCACCAGCATGGAAGCAGTAGGGTTTGAGTTCGGCAAATACTGCTCGTCTTTGTGCTACTTCAATGCTCATCATTTACTCCGAAATGTCTTTTTAACACAGAGGACACCGCCTCAACAGATTCTACTTGATCACAAAAATCTGCAATGTCAGCACACTCTCGCACAATCAACTGAGCGAACTTTTCTTCATCAAATAGTCCATATCTATCATATGAACCATATTCCAATCCTGCCTGTTCAGCAAGTTCTTTAATTGGTTTGTTCATGATTTATCTTCTTGCCCATATATTTTCTTAAAACCTGTTCCACAAACTGATTAAATGTGATATCCATCTCGTGTGCCTGTTTCATATATTGTAGCAGTTCTTCGTCGGTGAAGTCAACTTCTATCTCTTCTCGACTGTCTCCTGCTGTGCTTTCGCCAAAGCCCCAGTCGTGTTCGCCTACAAAGATTTTAAGTGTTTGGTCGTCATCTTGGAATTGATATTGTAACCGTTCGCTTTCTTTGAAATAGCGGGTATAACTGCGACCGTCTTCATCGATTACTTCTAATCTATTGACATTTGCCAGTTTATCTTGGGCAAGTTCAATTGCCATTTCATGTAAGTCTGTCATAAACACCTCATATAAAGTGGAGCTACGGACTGGAGTCGAACCAGCCTAGAACAGATTTGCAGTCTGTCGCCTAACCAATCAGCCACCGTAGCAAAATTGGCACCCAGTGAGAGCCTCGAACTCCCAACCGCCGGTTTTGGAGACCGGTGCTCTTCCAATTGAGCTAACTGGGCATTTGTTACAGTATACAGTTTTCAATAACCGTGTCAACCTAAAATGGAGCGGGTAACGAGAATCGAACTCGTGCTAAGAGCTTGGAAGGCTCCTGTGATACCATTTCACCATACCCGCATAAAGTGAGGGAGTCGACCTTGCGATCCTTATCCTCATTATCTGCCTGCTGTACACACAGGGCTTACAAACTCAGTCTAGACTCACCACTCCGTATAGTCAACCAATCTATACAGCATTTACCCTACCGCCCTTGGGTGTAGGCGCCGCAGTGTGCATTGTTAAGAGGCAGGGCGGGTGTATTCTGGCGGAGATAGAAGGATTCGAACCTTCGAAGGGCTATTAACCCTTACTCCCTTAGCAGGGGAGCGCGATCGACCACTCTGCCATATCTCCTTAACTTTTACCGATTAAACCTTAATGTGTATTCTTGCCCATTATCCCAAAATGTTACAGTGCTGTGGCTGTAGACAGTAGTGCGTTCTTCGTCGTATCGAGTTTCTGTGTGACACTGTGTTCTAGTGCCGCCTATAGCATCTGAGTTGTTGTGACCAATCGCTCCTCCTAGAATTGCTCCAATCTCAGATCCTTTGTCGTGATCAATTTGATGACCAATGATTCCACCGATAATTGCACCTTTAAGAGTGTCGCCAGTTTTATCACCTGAAACTGCAACTTCTTTGCAAACCTCTACAGTATAAGGTCTTTGTTTGATTACATTTTTATAATGATCTTCTACTACTCCCATTACATTATTTGAATCAGCAACTGCGATGCTAGTTAACAAACTAGAACATACTGCAACTACTGCTGTGTGAAAATATAGTTCTTTAAACTTCATTGCTTGTTACCTTTGTTACTCTATCATATTTAAAGCTTCGCCATCCTCTGGCATTGATATCCCAAACTGTGATTGTTCCTTGTTTGGACTCTTTGTTAGTTTTAGGCTTCATTTCTTCAGGTATGACATCGAAAGATCTAGTGCAGGTCATTTTTCTTTCATCACCGTCTAATTTTTTAAAAGTTACAACTAGTGTACTTTCATTGAGTAGATTTGTCAATTCCTTTTCTGTTGGAATTTGTTTTATTTGTGCTATCTTTGTTTTTAAAGATGCTTTCCCATCCTTTTGCATATTTTCTATCATCACTGTTTTTTCTCGGTTGGTCACCTTTACCTCCGTGCCATTTGCCCGACATTATCTTGATTCCATTACCTTGTCAGCAAAGCCGTTTTCTATTGCTTCGGTTGCGGTCAAGAATGTGTCAAACTTCATAGTTTCAAAAAGTTCTTGGTAGCTTTTATCAGCACTGTTATGTTTAACATATAATTCAGTTAATCGTTTGTTAATCTTTTGCGATTCTTCATAGTGTCTTTTTGCATCTTCAAATTGTAGTTCTTGAACATGCACACTGCCGCTTGTACCCGGAGTTCCACTACTTACACGGTGAATCATTGTGCGACTCTCTGGCAAAACTATCCTCTTACCTGGTGTGCCTGCTTGAGCTAAAAAACTCCCCATTGAACAGGCTTGCCCTAACACTATTGTACGCACATCACACTTTATGAACTGCATCGTATCATAAATAGCTAGACCGGCAGTGACCGCACCGCCTGGGCTATTAATATATAAGTTTATATCTTTTTCGTTGTTCTCGCTTTCTAAAAAAAGTAACTGTGCAACTATTAGATTAGCCATGTGATCTTCAACAGCACCATTCAACATGATGATTCGGTCCTTGAGCAAACGACTGTATATGTCATAACTGCGTTCGCCTTTGGCTTCTTTTTCTACTACAATAGGTACTAAGGGCATTTATCCTCCAAAAAATGTTCTTGCAATTGCTAATGCTGTTGCTGTCGCAGGAATGACACTGCCCAGCATAACAGCCTTGTCATTCCAATAAATTCCTACCACGGTCCATGATGTTGCGCCTAACAAATAGCACAACTTTCCATACAGATCGAAACCTGCGCTCTGAACAAATACGCCGATCACTGCAAATATCACCCCCACCCATTTTAGATAACTGTCTGGGCCGCCTGTAGGTGTTGATGGTGCAACAACTTCAAACTGATGTTGCATCTCTTCAAGTTCTTCTTGTAGACGTTTCTTTTCTTTAGATAACTCCATGGCAAGGCTTGCGGCCTTGCTCATCTGACGCTCTTCTTTGTATTCTTCTTTGGCGGTGCTTTCGTCTACCATTGCTAAGTCCACAGTGCTGTGTAATATTTGCCAAACAGTCTAAAGCCATTCTGCTTGCGTTCCCAGTATGCCCTATGCCCTTCCGCATCATAATGGCTAGTGTCGTTTGGGCCACGGTCCATGCGAGAATATTTGCTGTCTTCCTTTGCTACTTCATTCCCGTTCTCGTCAACGGGTGTCCACTCAATATCGTGTGTGCCAGTGTGAAACTGCCCTTCGCTTTCGTCCCAGTCTTTTGTATGTTCTGAAAAAGCCCAGATCATTTCATCCAGCACCCAATCCCAACGCTTGAAGAACAGGGCATCGGTTGTGCCGTCCTTTTTATACTGCTCAACTTCAAGTTTCCCGGGTCGGAGATTCTCAGGCACATCCTCTGCATCCACATCGGGAGCACCCTGCTTGTTGCGTTTAAGATCCACCAACACAGGCAAAATAACCTCCGCCAGTGTGTGATCGGCGCTCCAGCTGTCCCAG